TCAAACTTTTTTCTATCTTCTTTTTTAGGTTTCATATTTTTCCTTTTAAGTTATAATTATTTTGCTGTAGCTAATAATGCATCAGCATATGCTTGTATGGTCTTTTTATTTTTTTTAAAATTAATAAACTCTTCTGTATCCTCAATCCATTTTATGCCTTCTCTATTTATAAATGGACAAAACTTTTCATCTTTATAGTGATAATAAAGTAAATAAAAATTTCTAGCTTTAGATTTATCTTCTCCAATAACAGTTCTAATATAATCATATTCATATCTAGGATAGCCATAATTTTCAAGACCAACATTCTTAATATAAGATATATTTTTCTCATGCTCTAATTTATTAAGAAAAAATCTTTGATAAAAATCTTTAATACCTTTAGATAAATAATATTTTTTATTATTTACTTTAAAATTTTTATTAAATGAATTCTGTGACCATTTACCTGTAGTATAATAATATCTAAATTTATGTAATCTACTATAAATAGCTAGACTTTCACCTTTTCCAACAATATATTTAACATTCTTACTGTCTAAGAATGATGTAACATAACCTAAAGATTCTTCTAATTGTCTTGTAAATTTTGGTTTATTATTAGAATCTCTGCCTGTATATTTCCATTTAAAATTATTAGTGGGTCTCACTCCAATTTACTCCTATTTTATATTCACCATCAAGTGGGCATCTTAAATTGTAAGCAGCCTGTACATCCCTAAGACTTTCAACTGCTAACTCACCAACTCGATGTGCTTGACATTCTTTTACTTCTACTTGCCACTCGTCATGAATATTACCAACAAAATTGTAGTCAAGACCTACAAGTTTAAGTCGTTCATCAAGTAAGCAAACTCCTTTTTTCATCACTAAAGAACCTCCACTCTGTAATAAAAAGTTTAAAGCAGAGTGTTGATTCCTTATAAATACTTTTCTTCCATCTAATGCTTTTAGATATCCTTTCCTAGCTGCTCTTTCAACTCGTTCTTTAAGAGATTTAAATGTTGGTAGACCACTAAAAAAGCGTTCTCGCAAGAGCTTACCTTCTCGTTGGCTTCCTCCAACAATGTTTCCAAGTTTTGCATCTCCTGCACCGTAGATGAGGGCATAGATGAAAGTTTTCGCCTTATCTCTTGATTCAAGTCTAGCAAGTTTTTGGTTAGTTGTGTGAATGTCTCCATTAATAATTTCATTTACATACTCCTCGTCAGCCATATAGTGTGCTAACATTCTAAGTTCTAATTGACTGGCATCAATGCCTACTAATTTATATCCTTCAGGAACAATAAAACAAGACCTACATTCTTTTCCATAAGGACTAGATACTGAAGGTACTTGAGCCATGTTTGGACTATAATGAGTCATTCTTCCTGTGATAGTTCCTGTAGAGAACACTGAACCGTGTATTCTATCATCATATTTGATAACATCAACCCATGATTTTACCTGTGATATTCTTTTTTGCAACAGAAGAAACTCAGCTATCAGTTGAGCTTCTTTTATGTGAGTTATAACTGATAAAGTTTTCTCATCTATAATAGGTTGTCCAGTAGGTGTAAATCTTTTTGGTTTCCAACCTACATTTTTTAAGCGTTCACTAATTTGTTTTCTACTACCTAGATTAAAATCTTGTAGTAGTTTTCTTTGAACCGATGTTTTTCCTGATTTAAACAACTCATATTCTTCTTCTGACAATCTTACTTTAGATTTAGCATTGTCAAGTTTGCCCATTTTAGAAATACTACCATCTTTATTTTTTAATACAGTAATATTTTGTATTGTTTCTAAAGGTTTAAAAGTTTCGTGAACAGCATGTTCTATTTCTTTTTTTCTTTTATTTAATTTACTTAATAAATAAGTTGCATTAACCTCATCAAAAAGAAATCCATAGTGCTCTTGCTCTGCTAGAATACGACAAACTTGATGCTCTAAATCAATTGATTCTTTAGAGAAACCTACACTTTCTTTTCTTAAAATATCTAAAACTTTCTTGTTAATTTCAACATCATTAATGCAATACTTATACATCTTTTCTGACCACTTACGAAAGTCATAGAATTCTTGCTTAGGATAGTGTAATTTCTCACCCCACCCTCTTAAACCATGTTTATTACCACGATTAGGATTAAATAAATGTGATAATGTAAGTGTATCTACAATTTCACAATGCTCATAAAGGTCTACACCTTTTAATTTTTTAATTATAGGCAAATCAAAACCTATAATATTATGACCATATAATTTATCAGCTGATTTTAAAAACTCAAGACCTTCATCTATTTGGTGAGGTCTGAAACCATGTATAGTACCTTCATCATCCATAGCTACAATACACCATATCGTATCAGCAGGAGGTATTTCTATTGTTTCTATTTTTTTGGTTTCCTCATTCGGAATTTTAACCTCAGCTTCAAACATAAAGCCATTAGTTTCTATATCAAATACTAAGTTCATTAGAATGGTATTATATCCTCTGTTTTCTCGTTTGTAAACTCTGTATCTTCATGTTCAGATAATCTTCCTGTGTCTTTATCATAAACTAAAGCAGTAGCCATGCCTACATCACCTGTATATCTTGATTTTAATACTCGTAATCTAGTAGTCCTAGCCTCTAGTTCATCTTCTGATTGCTGATTTCTTTCAAGAGCAATTACACAATCAGATAACTGTGCAATACTATTAGAGCCACGAAGATGTGAAAGACTTACTTCTATGCCATTTTCATGACCTTTATTACCATCAACTCTGCGTAAATGAGATACTAAAATAATACCTGCACCTGTTTCTTCAACCATACTTCTAAGTCTAGTCATAATATTATCAATGGCTCGTCTTTCATCACCTTCAGCTAAGGCACTAACTAGCATATGTAGATGGTCGACAACCACCCACTTACAATCACAGCCTACAATTAAGTATCTTAGTTTAGCAAAGATATCATCAATATCATTCGTGCCAAAGTGAGCATGAATAAATACTTTATCATCTTTAAATAGTTTATCGAACATATCTATAAGAGTAGTCTCATCATAGTCCTCTCGGATATGGTCGATGTATAATCGAGAGTTAGCTTCTATAGATAGAATACCATCTACAGTACGTTTCCAATCCTCTTCTAAAGCAATCACACCTACTCTATCATTGGTCTGCTTTATTAACCAATGCTCAAGCTCTCTTGTGATACTTGATTTACCTAGCCCTGTACCACCTGTTAAAGTAAGTAGTTCACCCTGTCGTAGTCCATATAATTTTTTATTAAGACCATCCCAAGGAAAAGGTATGCTTTCTTTCTTATCTCTATTTAAAAACTGAGATTGTTTTTCAGATACACGAATAATACCTGATGGAGTGTATAGCTTTGCATCCCACCATGCCTTAGTAAACTCCTGAAACTTACCCTTCTGAAGCATTTCATTGGCATCTTTATATCCATTTGGTAGTGTTAATATTCTAGCTTTGCCCGGCTTTAAAATTCTAGCTACCTTTTGAGATGCTTCGATACCTGCTTTATCTTTATCAAAAGCTAATACAATATTGTCAAAACTTTCTACATACTCTAGATTATCCTTGATATCTTTAACTGCTGATGCAGCACCTTTAATTATAGAAACGACTGCCCACTTACTACCTAGTAGTTCATAGGCAGCCATCGCATCACACTCACCCTCCGTAATGGTAAGATACTTACCACCCTCTTTAAATAAGTTCTGTCCGAACAAGCCGACACCTGATGGACTTCCCTCAAAACTAAATCTTTTATCTCGTGTGTATCTTATTTTATTTGCAGTTAGTTCATTGTTAATAAAGTAAGGATAGATATGCTGTGCAAGTCTACCACTGTTATCATAAACAACTTTAACTCCATATTTCTGAGCAGTTTCTTGGGCTATTCCTCTATCAATTAGCTTTGCAAAAACTCCTCCATGTGCGTTTAATTGTTGTATAGGTTGTGGCTGTGGTGTGGTGTTATTCATATAAGATTTTGATTGTACATTTCCAGTTTCATACTTTGGAAAAAATTGATGGCAACTAAAACATTTAGCTGAACCATCTTCATTAACGGATAATGCATCACTGCTGTCACATGACGGACAAGGCAAATGATACTTTACAAATTTACTATTCATAATTAGTCCTAAAAGGTAGGCACCCATATTTCAGAGTGCCTGTGGAGATAAACAATGATTAGCTGTCTGTAGATTCTACAGTTTCAGAATCATCATTGGACACTTTTGCTTCCTCACAATCAACAAGCAACTTTTCTAAGTTAGCTCGATGTGTTCTAGAAGCAAAGTCAAGGGCTTCGATGGTGACTTGCAAGTTACCTACTTTCTGCACGATAACAGTAGCTTCCTGCTTTTTCTGCTCATCACTTATTAAGTTAATGTCAAAGTTTGTTTCAACTCCTTCATCATTTCTTATAGTAATAATCATTAAAACTCCTCTCCTGCATCCATAGCTTCAAACTCGTCACCATCTCCTGCCTTATAGGAAACAAGGTCAATGACCTGCATAGCTTGAAAATCCAAGCCTTTAAATTCCCCATACTTGTTGCTAACTTCCCACTCGTTATATTGAACCTTAACTCGTGAGCCATTACCAACCAAATCGTCAATAGGTACTTTGTTTTTATCAACTAAAGTAGGTGCTTTCCTAACTATTCCATTAGGACCATTCACCTTTCTTTTAATCGTAATAGCACGACCTACATTCTCATCATTAACTACTAAGTCTTTCACTCTAAAGCCTCTAGCTTGAAAGTCATTCGCAGCTTCATCACTAACAACTAAATCGACTGTATATACAGGCTCATATTTAGTATTAGGGGTGGTTACATTAGCCCAATAGGCTATTCCTTCTTGTATTGCCATAATTAAATCCTCCTTTGGTTTGGCATTTTTGTAAGTGAATTATACACTGCTCAACTGAGTATGTCAAGCACTATATCCTTCATAGTTATAACTGATGTATCAAATAAAGTAACAATAAATTTATCACCATCTTTTTTTACATCATATCCTATTTTATTTTCATAGAATTCTTTATATTTTTTTGTGACATACTCGTCAAACTTTTTGAATTGTTCTTTGTCAAATATAGCAGTAGTGTCCTCGTCTAACATTCTTTGATATATATAATTCATAGTCCTCCTTTATTTAAAATGGTTTCTTAATGCGTTGAGCATGTCTTCAAAGTGTGCAACTTGCTCAAGCTCTTTTACAATTGAATCAACTA